CAGATATTGTTAAAGACAACTCTATTGGTCAACTGATCCTTCACCTAGCTGAGTTTCAATACAAGTCTGCATTTGTCGCCAATCAGGAAATCAATACCGCTGCGTTCGTTCTATCGATCATGGCAGATTGCGATTTCAAGTGAACAGTGTATTCGATGTAATGAATCTTGCCAGTGATATTGTAGAGGTTGAAGAAGAGGACTTTAGGCCTAAAGCGATCTACAGCCCCTTCGATTTCATCGACAGTATCAATACACATAAGAACCTATTCAACGGACCACACGATCCAGCGCAAGTGGAGAAAGAATACAATCCTTGGATTGTCAACCGCGGGCTATCTTTGTTTCATGATACCGCAACATTAGCAAACCTTGTTAACCAATACTATCACCTAGACAAGAAACTTCAATACGATTTTTTACTAAATACTGTTAGACCAAAGTTTCGGAAGTCGAAATGGCCTAAGAAAGAAAAAGATGCCGATCTAGACATCATCAAAGAAGCATTCGGTTACTCGGACCGAAAAGCTGAAGTTGCGTTGTCTGTATTGTCATCCGAACAGGTAAAAAATATAAAGAAAAGATTAAGTAAGGGTGGAACAAAATGAAACTGACAGTAGAGGCTCTAGTAGAGGTAACCCTAAAAGAGCCAGACGATTTCTTGAAGATTAAAGAAACGTTGACTCGCATTGGGATCGCTTCACGTAAGGACAAGATCCTGTATCAGTCCTGTCATATTCTGCATAAGCAGAAGAAATACTATATCGTTCACTTCAAAGAGTTGTTTGCTCTTGATGGCAAACCAACTGATTTCTCGGATACAGATGAAGGTCGTAGAAACACAATCATCAATCTTTTGGCAGAGTGGGGTTTACTCACTATTGTTGAACCAAAGAAAACAGAAGAACCAATCACTCCACTAAATCAAATCAAGATTTTATCATACAAAGAAAAGCATGATTGGAATCTTGTAACAAAATATAATATAGGAAAACGTTAGATTATACAAAGACAAACTTTCAGGATGATACATTATGCAACCATGGGAACCAGTATGGACGCCTACACCGAAGCTACCACCCTTCATATGGGAGTGGGTTGTATTTGGTGATCCTAATGCAATCGTGTTAAAGTTTAGAGAAGAGAAATCCTGGTGGTTCAGAATGAAGACCAGGATTCTTCTCGGCAGTAAGTGGAAACGTTTATAAATAACTCGTCTATGCCAAATGGGTAGACATTACATCAACTCTCGCTTAAATAGGAGAACTAATATGGCTAACACTTTTTACGGCTCAAGCTTTGCTTTTACCCCAGAAATAGATAAGTTTTTTGTTGGCTTTGATCCTCTAGTACAGAAACTAGCATCAGCGGCAGAGCAGACAGCAAAGCTTTCTACGAACTACCCACCATACAACATCAAAAAGATTGATGAAAACAAGTATGTCATTGAAGTGGCAGTTGCGGGTTTCGCGCGCGAAGATATTGACGTTGAACTCTCTGATGGTAAACTAACTATTAAGGGCAATGTCAAGTCAGGTGAATCTTCTGAGAAAGATTCAGAAGGCGAATGGACTTGGCCACTATTTCTACATCAAGGATTGGCAATGCGTCCATTTACGCGCCAGTTCACACTTGCTGATCATGTTGAAATCACTGGCGCAGAACTTCTAAATGGGATTCTTCGCGTTGGTCTGGAGTATGTCATTCCAGAACATAAGAAACCGAAGAAGATTGACATTCAAGACAAACATGATATCCATACAACAAAAAAATCTTCTTCTACCGCAGAATATCTGGCTGAAAGAGAAGGAAAATAAATGCTAGAAAAATACATCGTCCCTGTATCAAGAGTTGCAGGGTTTACCATTGCAGGTCTATGTTTGATCACTATGTATAATCTTCTTGCACTATAAGGAGATTGTCTATGTGGCCATATACTGAGGACGAATGGGATTATCTAGGATAATCTATAAATAGAGAGGGGCATATTGTCCCTCTCTTTTTGTTTCAAGGACTATAGCGATGAGTTTCTACACAGATGTAATCCAAAAGAGCCCATTGTTTCATACAACAAACATGGTAAACTCTTTAGACTTGTTATTCCCAGCGTTCAAAGCCAAAGTCGAGGCACTTATGGCAGAATCTGCTGCTGCTGGTCAACCACTAAAGATCCTAGAAACTTATCGCTCAGATGAACGCCAGGTACAACTCTTCAATCAACATGCCACGAAGCTGAAGAATGTTGGTGTACATCACTATGGGCTTGCTTGTGATATCGTAAAGCTGGTCAATGGTCAACCTTCATTTGAAGGCGACTATACGTTCCTTTGCAGACTAGCAACAAAGCACGGTCTTATCTCTGGTGCAGATTGGGGCACTCCTAAAGCAGTACATACATTCAAGGACATGGATCATGTCCAGTTTGTTTCTGTAAAAGATCAAAACAAACTCTTCAATGGTTCATGGTACCCAGATGCCAACTATGATCCTTATCAAAATCTATAAGGAATGTCAATGCACAAGTTTGGTCACTTTCTAAGAGAAGATATCTCTCTTACGTTTCAGTATCATGATGAGTTGAATCCTCTTATCTGGGATGGTGATGAACTAAAGCAGAACATCAAAGAACGTCTTCTATTGATTGGTAGAATGTTTGCTGTGTTTGCCAATATTCCAGAAGATGCTATCAAAGACATCGTGTTCACTGGTGGCAATGCAAACTATAACTATACACCACATTCCGATCTAGACGTTCATCTACTGATCAACATTTCAAAGATTCCAGGTATCAACCGCGTGTATCTTGATGATTATCTTTATGATAAGAAACTTTTATGGGGATACAAACATCCATCGCTGACTGTCATGGGATATCCTGTTGAACTATATGCGCAGAGTTATAGAGAGAAGTTGGTGTCACCTAAAGCAAATCGTGGTGTCTACTCTCTAATGCAAGACAAGTGGCTGTTCAAGCCAAGAAAAGAGAAGCCAGGTGACTTTCACAATGACACAGGCTTTAAGAATAGACTTGAACATCTAATCAAACAGATCGAAGATGTTCTCACAAAGACTGGTGACCATAGCGAGGACATTAAGCGCCTCAAGATCAAGATCCGCAATATGCGTTCTTCTGGTATTCACAAATCTGGTGAACTTTCTGTTGAGAACCTCCTCTTTAAGGAGTTACGTAATATGGGCTACATTGATAAGCTAAACGAATATCTGATAAAAATGCAAGATCGACATTTATCTGTTTACTAATCTCTCGCTTTGGTGTAAGATGAGCCATTGAGAGATTCTAAACAGTTGAGGTGATATGGATTATTATACAAACACATTCATGCAGCGCGGCAAGATGTATGTACGCGGCATTCAAAACGGCAAACAAGTAAAGCAAGTTGTCAACTATAAGCCATATCTGTTTATTCCTACAACAGAACATACGAAGTATAAAAACATCCATGGTTCTCCTGTGGGTAAGATCGACTTCGATTCGGTTGATGATGCAAAAGAGTTTCAGAAAAAATATGAAAACATCGATGGAATGCCAATCTATGGCATGACTCATTTCATCTATCCATTCATGTATGACACATTTCCAGGTGAAATCAAGTACGATCCTTCTGCAATCTCTGTTGTCAGTCTTGATATCGAAACTGTGGTTGGCGATGTAGATATTGCTACTGCCATTCAAACAACTCCAAATGAAGTGACTGCTATTACCATTTCGCGCAATGGTAAGAAAGCGGTGTTTGGTTGTGGAGATTATACACCACACGAAGACAACATCACCTACTACAAATGCAAAAATGAATACCAACTGTTTCAGAAGTTTCTAGATATCTGGAACTCCTATGATTATAGCCCAGATGTGCTGACTGGTTGGAACGTAGAGTTTTTTGACGTTCCCTATCTTGTTGGTCGCATTCGGATGGTTCTAGGAGAAGATGCTGCGAAGCGTCTTAGCCCATGGCAAATGCTTCGCGAGTATGATGTTGAAATCAAGGGACGTAAGATGACATCATACTACATGATGGGCATCACTGTACTTGACTGGATGGCACTTTACAAGAAGTTTACATACACATCACAGGAATCCTATCGTTTGGATCATATTGCCAAGGTCGAACTTGGTGATCAGAAGCTAGACTATAAAGCACAAGGTTACACAAGTCTACAAGATTTGTATGAAAGAAACTTTCAGCTTTACGTTGAATACAACATTCATGACGTTCATATCGTTGATCGGCTAGAAGATAAGATGAAACTGATTGAACTGGTGTTTGCTATTGCTTATGACGCAAAGGTAAACTATCAGGATACACTAGCATCTGTGCGCCAGTGGGACGTAATCATCCACAACTATCTGATGCAACGAAATATCGTTGTAGGCAATCAGAAGAAATCTGGTCGTAGTGATGATAGTCTTGTTGGTGGTTATGTTAAAGATCCAAAAACAGGTATGCATCGTTGGATGGTTTCATTCGACCTTAACTCTCTGTACCCACATTTGATTCAACAATACAACATCTCACCCGAGACGTTTGTTGAAAAGATGTGGGACTTCTTAAGCATCGATCAACTGTTGAGAGTTAGAGACACTGGGTTGCAAGGCTCTGAATACTCTTATGCAGCCAATGGTTGTGTATATCGCAAAGACAAGCAGGGCTTTCTTGGTGCTATCATGGCCAAGATGTATGATGATCGTGTTGTCTATAAGAAGCAGATGATCGAAGCCAAGAAGATGTATGAAAAGACCAAAGATCCTAAGCTTGCTAAAGAGATTGCACGGCTCAACAACCTACAGATGGCGAAGAAGATTCAGCTAAACTCCGCTTATGGCGCACTTGGCAACAAATACTTCCGTTGGTATGACATCAACCACGCTGAAGCTATTACTATGTCTGGCCAGCTTTCCATCCGCTGGATTGCTGATCGTATGAATGAATACTTGAACAAGCTATGTGGTACGACAGACTATGATTATATCATTGCATCAGATACAGATTCTATCTATGTGACACTAGCACCTCTGGTCGACAAGATCATGCCAGATGAAACGGACACAAAGAAGATCGTTGAAGTTCTAGATAAGTTTTGCCTTAGTAAGATTGAACCATTCATCGATAAAGCATATCTGGAACTATCTGTTCGGATGAATGCATATGCACAAAAGATGTTCATGAAGCGTGAAGCTATTGCCGATAAAGCCATCTGGACAGCAAAGAAGCGATACATCCTAAACGTCTGGAATCAAGAAGGGGTTGCATACGATTCGGCAAAGCTAAAGATGTCTGGCATTGAAGCGGTCAAATCATCAACACCACAATCTTGTCGTGATAACATTAAGAAGGCATTAAATCTTGTCATGAACGAAAGTGAAACGACACTGCAAACGTTCATCGCAGATTTTCGTAAAATGTTTACACAGTTGCCTTTTGAGGAAGTGGCATTCCCTCGTGGTGTCAGTGATCTAGACAAGTATGAAACCAAAGACATTGAAACGTATGCTTCTGGTACTCCTATTCATGTTCGTGGCAGTATTCTGTACAATCGTATGCTAGAGCGTCATGGACTAGGTAATAAATACGAGCAGATAACAAACGGTGATAAGGTGAAGTTCTGTTACATGAAAACACCTAATCCCGCTAGAACAAATGTCATCTCCTGTCCATCTGAGTTGCCATCAGAGTTTGATTTGGAGAAGTACATCGACTATCCAATGCAGTTTGATAAAGCGTTCATTGCACCACTACAGGGCATTCTGGATGTGATTGGTTGGAAGTCAGAGAAGATCGCAACACTAGAGGACTTTTTCAGCTAATGGACGAAGATTTTGATTTTGGCTTCACATCGACCACATCGGAAGATATTGCAGCACCGATTATTGTCTCTAAGACAACAAAGAACGATCAAACGATTGACAAGCTACTCAAAGCTATCACACCACTACTAGACAATCTAGCCAAGGATGCAGACAAAGATGTCATCCATTGGCCAAATCGTGCTGCAAAGATTGAAGAGTTTCGCAAGAAACTATACAAGATCGCTGGAAAAACATTGCCTAAGAAGTGATTTTGTGATACAGTGAATACTGGTTTAAACCAAGGAGATTATATGAGCATTCTAGACAAACTACGTAAAGCAAGCACAATCAAGGAAGCAGATGTGCTATCGGATTCCAAGTTCTTTAATAAGAAGGACATGATTCAGACTTCCATTCCCATGCTCAATGTTGCACTATCAGGTAGTCTAGACGGTGGTATTACACCAGGTCTAACTCTCTGGTGTGGTCCATCAAAGCACTTCAAGTCATTCTTCTGTCTTCTAGAAGTCAAAGCGTACCTTGACAAATATCCTGAAGCTATCTGCCTCTTTTACGACTCGGAGTTTGGTGCTGGTAAGAAGTATTTTGAAACCATTGGCATTGATACTACTCGTGTTATTCATAGTCCAATCACCGACGTTGAACAGTTCAAGTTTGATGTTATGCAGCAACTTGAAGTGATTTCTCGTGGCGACAAGGTAATCATCTTTGTTGACTCTGTTGGTAACTTGGCTTCTAAGAAAGAAGTTGATGATGCCAAGGATGGCAAGTCTGTTGCAGATATGTCACGGGCGAAGCAGATCAAGTCTGTGTTTCGTATGATTACGCCACATCTAAACATCAAAGACATTCCAATGGTCGTTGTGAATCACACATATCAGACACAAGAAATGTACTCAAAGGCCGTCGTATCTGGTGGTACTGGTATCTATTATTCTGCTGATACAATCTTCATCATTGGTCGTCAACAAGAGAAAGATGGCACCGAAGTCACTGGTTACAACTTCATCATCAATGTTGAAAAGTCACGCCATGTTCGTGAAAAGTCCAAGATTCCTATTGAAGTTCGTTTTGAAGGTGGTATCTCAACATGGTCTGGTCTACTAGATGTTGCTCTAGATTCTGGTCATGTGATTAAGCCAAAGAACGGTTGGTATCAGCAAGTTGACATGGAAACTGGCGAAGTTCTACCAAAGAACTATCGCCGTGCAGATACAGACATCAAAGATTTCTGGCTTCCTGTTTTGAAATCAAAATCTTTCCGCAAGTATATTGAGGATAACTATAGACTTGCACAGGAAGATATGGTATCTAATGAAGATATCTCGGACATCTACGGAGAAGCGGATTGACTAAAGAAGAGTTTGAAGTTAAGTTCAAAGAATATTTGAATGAACAAGGATCTAATCCAGGCACTGGTTGGATTAGCAAGATGGGTTGGCACTATAAAAAGCGTCAAGAGTTCGTGAGACTTATTGACTATAAGGAGGATGTTAAGTGATTGAAGAACAGGTAATCTTTTCACATCTACTTTATAATGAAGAATATTGCAGAAAGGTGATCCCATTCCTGAAGACCGAATACTTCCAAACACGGCCTAACAAGATCGTGTTTGGACTTATTGACAAGTATGTCAAGACTTATTACAGGGTGCCTACAAAGGAAGCTTTGCAGTCTGAAATCTTGTCTCTCACAAATATTAGTGAAGATGAGTATTCAATCTGCAAAGATACTGTACAGACATTCAATGCAGACTTGGCTACGTCCATTGATTGGTTGTTTAACGAAACGGAGAAGTTCTGTCAAGAACGAGCCGTCTATAATGCAATCATGGACTCCATCAAGATCATTGATGGCAAAGATGACAAACGCGGTAAAGGAGCATTGCCAGAGATTCTAACTGAGGCTCTGGCAGTCTCTTTTGATACAAACATCGGGCATGACTTTCTTGGTGATGCTGAACAGAGGTATGACTTCTACCATCTGAAGGAAGAGAAGCTAGAGTTTGACCTGAAGTATTTCAATAAGATTACTAAGGGTGGTGTATCTAAGAAAACGTTGTCTTGTATTCTAGCGTCCACAGGCGTTGGTAAGACGATGTTTATGACGCACTGTGCAGCGAATCATCTGGACATGGGCAAGAACGTTCTCTATATCACCATGGAAATGTCCGAAGAGCGGATTGCAGAACGTATTGACGCCAACTTGATGAATATCACGATGGACGAACTTCGTGATCTACCGAAAGATTCTTTCAACAAGAAGATCAATCGAATCAAGTCATCAACACAAGGCAAGTTGATTATCAAGGAGTATCCAACATCATCTGCTGGTGCTGCACACTTCCGGCATCTATTGCAAGAACTTCGTATTAAGAAGAACTTCAAACCAGATGTAATCTACGTTGACTATCTAAACATTTGTGCTTCTACACGTATGAAGATGGGTGGTTCTGTAAATAGTTATATGTACATCAAGTCGATTGCCGAAGAACTACGTGGTCTTGCGGTTGAGTTTGATCTACCAATCATCACGGCTACACAGTCAAATCGTGATGGTTATAACTCTTCTGATCTTGGGCTAGACAACACCTCTGAATCATTTGGCTTGCCTGCAACAGTAGACTTCATGTTTGCTCTGATGGTAACAGATGAACTGGCTGAAATGAACCAGATCCTTGTCAAGCAGTTGAAGAACCGCTATAGCGATATCAATGAAAACAAGAGGTTCGTTATCGGTGTAAACAAGTCTAAGATGCGTTTTCATGATGTGGATGATTCTGAGCAAGAGAATATTCTAGAAGGTCCTAAGAAAGATAAGTATCAGGACAAGCCGGTAATGGACAACACTCAGGTCGGTATTCGTGCCAACGAAGAAGACAATATGAAGTGGATGACTAAGGCTGCCGGCCGTAAAGATTTTAGCGGATTGAGAATGACTTGATATACAGAATCAGAACGTTCGATGGTAAGTACCACATTTTTGAGACAACCACTGGGTTTACCATCTATTCCTCAGCCGAGGAAGACAAGGTGAAATCTATCTGTCGTTTCTTAAACTCAGGAGGTGGTTTCAATGGAGCCACCCCTGCATTTTTTTGCCACAAAGTTGACATTACCGATTGACATTTTTTCAGAATCAGCTACATTGAGAATGTAGTTAGTGAGAAAGGTGATTCGTTATG